GACAGCCGCTTGTGGGCCGCGCGCACCTTCTCGACATAGGCGGCGTCGTATTTCAGCGACGTGGTGTCATAGCGCGGATCGCTCATCGCCGCCTTGACCTGCTCCATGGTCGCGAACTCGCCGCCCGCGCTCTCGCCCGGAGCGACCTGCACGCCGCGCTCGGCCATCGCGCCGAACATGAATTTCAGCGCTTCCTGACCGCCCGCCGTCACCAGCAGCGGTTTCAGCTCGGCGGCGCCCTGCTCGGTCAGCTTGCCCTGCCCCTTGAAGCCGTCGATTTTCGCGCCGAGGGTCTGCACCTGCTCGTCATAGGCCGCCTGCCCGCCCGCGCGCTCGATCTCGCCCTTGAGGTCCAGCGGGCGTTCCAGAACGCCGCTCTCCGCCGCACCCTGCAGCACATCGCGGACAAACCCCTGATAGGCGTCCGCCGACAGGCCATGCTTGTGCGCCGTGTCGCGCACCAGCTTCATCAGGTCGTCATCCTTCGGATCGCCAAAAGCCGAGCTGTAAGCCTCGTCAAACTCGATGGCGGGGTAGTCATCCGCCGTCTTCGGCGCGCCCGGCTTTTTCGCCAGCTCCTCGCGCAGGCCCTTCTGGCGCTTCAGGAGCTTGTCAATCGTCTCCTGGTCCGTCTCGCCCAGATCATTCGGGTCTACGCCCTCAGGCTCGTAGCGGGCAGGCACATCGCCGCCCTGATCTGCGCCCTTGTCGCCGCGATCCGCGCCATCAGCGCCCCCTGCGTCGCCGGTTGCGTCGGCGGCGTCGGCATTAGCACCACCGTCCGCACCATTATCCGCGCCCCCGTTATCCGCGCTCGCGCCAGCCGCGCCGCCCGTTTCCGCGCCGTCAGCGTCAACGGAAAGGGTGAATTTGCGCAGAAAATCGAACGGGTCATGAAAGCCTCTACTCTTGCGGGTCATGGGCGGTGTCCTCGAATTGAGCGGCCATATCGGCCAGTTGATAGATCAGGTGGACGACATGCTTCTGGCCGTCGCGGTAAAGCCCGGCGGCGGCGATCTGCTCCATCGAGCGGAGAGCGCCCAGCGTGTCGTCAATCGGGTGATAGGCCGGCGGATCGCATACATTGCGCTTCAGCCACGCCATGAAGGCCGCGCCTTCATCGGTAGCCAGCATGGCGCGCGCCAGCTCGCAGCCCTGGCGGGTCCAGTCGCTCCCTTGAGCCGCCAGAGCCTTGAAGTCAGGACCGCCTATACTGTTGAGCGCATCAAAGGATGATTTGTCGTATCCGAAATAATCGAACAGCTGATCCACGGTCTGAACTTGCGGGCGGGACATGAAACCTCCTTATGCGGCCTGTTCGGCGGCCTGGGCCTGTTGGGCGAGTTGTTGACGGGCCATGATCTCGGCGACGAGCTTCTGCATCTCGCCCTTTTCCGTTTCCGTACGCATGAGCTTTTCGGGCACGCCCAGAAGACGGCCGATTTCCCAGCCCACATCTTCGAGCTTGGCGCTCATCAGCACGATTTCGGACGGCAGGAGCGCGCCGAGGATTTCCAGCCATTGGGTCAGAATGCGCACCTGCATCAGGTTCTGGGCGCTCGCGAGCGCGGACTTGACGCGCACCTGAATGAACAGCTGATCGATCTCGTATTCATCGGTCAGCAGGCCCTTGTTGTGCAGGATTTCCAGAACCCGCTGCACAATCGGCAGGACGGTTTCCTTCACCAGCCGCCCATAGGCGCTGGCGAGGTCTTCGGAATAGAGCCGCACGCTCTCGATGATTTCGCTGGCGCTGCGCGGCGTGCCGTCGCTGCGCGGAATGGCGCGGTCAAACAGGGTTTCGCGGATCTGTTCGCGATACTCCGCCAACAGCAGGTTTGACACATCGAAATTGCGCGGGATATCGAGCGGCGCAAGGCTCGGCCCCGCGATCCCGCCCGCATTGCGGTTCACCGGAATGGTCGAGCCCGGCTTGATCTGGCCCATATTCAGGGCGTTCATGCCGGAAAAGTCCGGCGTGCGCGTCCACAGGCCCAGAATGGCCAGCGCCGCCGCACGCAGGGTCAATTCCACGGTCTTGTTCGCCACGCGCACATCAGGCAAGGCCAGCCAGGCCGGACCCCGGCCCCGGCTCTCGCCCGGCACCTTGAAGAAACGCGGCGTGATCCAGGGCGCCGAGCGCGTCCTCTCGGTATGGATCAGCACATAGCCCTTGTCATCGGGCGCAATCACGCTCAGCACCCAACGCTTGTCCGCCTTGTGCCACAGGCTCGCCTGCAGCACGTCAATCTCGCCCTGCAAGGCCGCGTCCCGCTCGGCGTCATCGGTTTTAGCCAGCGCATCGCGGATCACCTTCGGAAACTTCGCCGTGTCAGTCTCCGGCCAGGTGTCCACCACCTCGCGATAGGTCATCTTTTTCTTGTAATGAACGCCGTTCACGCGACCGCCCGGCCCGTCCGTAATGGCGATCTGGTCAGAGGGCACGGCCTCGAACAGCAGCGGGTCGTCATCATCGCCTTCGCTGATCAGCATGGCGCCCTGACCGGCCACCAAATCCTGGCACATTTCATTGCCGGTCGTGTGGAAGCTCGAAATGTCGAGCGCGGCGAAGACCTGCTTTTGCGTCCGTTCCAGCTTCTCGCGCAGCTGTTTCAGCTCTTTGGGCTTGAGCTGCGCCTCAGCCGCCGGGCCGGGCGCCAGCTGAAACCATTCCTGAAACGGCGGCATGATATCGAGCTGCAGGCGCCCTGCGAACCGGAAGGCCGAGCGCACGGCGGTGCTGTCAAACACCTTGTCCATTTTCGAATGGCCCTTGGACCGCTCGAAATGGCGATAGGGCAGTATCAGCTCGTAAATCTGATCCAGCACCGCATCGTAATTGGCGTCGGCGTTGTAGGCCCGCTCGGCATGCGCCCAGATGGCGCCCGGTTCTGTGGGGGCGGTGCGGATCATCCCAGCGTCTCCCCCTGGCCAAGATTGAGCTGGCTGGCGAGCGCCGCGCGCCGACCGCCGCGGGCCGAGCGGATGCGGGCCGCCTCGGCGTCCTGTTGCAGGGCCTGCTCATCCGCCCGCGCCTTGAGCTTCGCCCGGTTCTCGGCGGCCATCAGATCAGGGTCCACCTTCGGGTCTCCGAACCCGAACAGCTTGCCCACGCCGCGCAATACGCCTGCCATCGTTCAAACCCTCACTTCAAAGCGCCAGTAGCGAAATTCGAGGTCATTGGCCGCGACCAGCCCGGTCGGCTCGAACCCCATCAGCCCCACCAGCTTCTGGCTTTTCAGCCCGTCCCGGCGCACCCGCGCCACCACCGCGCCATAGCGATCGCGCGCGGCTATCAGGACCATGATCACGCCCTCGATCGCGCGGCGCAGAACCCGGCCCGTCCAGACCGTGGCGCGGAACCACGCCTCGGCGGCGTCAAGCTCCTCGCGCCAGCAGAACCCGCCGACCGCGACAACTCGCCAGACCCCGCCCACCTCCACCTCCACCTGCCAGGCGTCCGTCAGGCTGATATGGGCGGCGGCCAGCCGCACCGATCCGCGCCGCCAGGCGATCACATCGCCATCATCAGACAGCGCCTCGGCGAGGCTTGAGAGCTGGGCTGGGCGAAGACGGATCATCGAACTAGTCAGGCAGGCCAGCGCGAACGGCGGCGTCTTTCGCCTCAAGCAGCTTACGCAGGGCGACTGTGCGTTCGGGATTGCGGGGCACGTCATCGACCAGCTGGCGCGCCAGCTGACAGAAAGGCTTTGACCGCGCCTGAAGGTGCGGCGGCAAATGCGAGTAGTGGAAGAAGCGCAAGATGTGATCGCGGGCGATCTCGTCTTCTGTGAACTCGTCGGGTGCGGGCATGACCATCTCCATTCGGGCGGGCTAGATATCGAGCGGCGACCAGCCGCCAGAAGACGGCATGCCGCTTTCGTGAGCGAGAGAAGACCCCACGCCGCCGCCCGCCCGAGCCGTCACGGCGTGGAGCCCCTCTCGCCCAAGCACAAGGTATTGGAAGGCGTCATGGGGGTGGCTATACGCGCCCGCTGGCCCCGTCTTGGCCGGGTGCGGTTCGGGGTGTTCCTGTCCCGCCACCTTTTGAAGCCGGTACTGATAGCCGGAGTTGAAGCCCTTGCGCAGAACCGGACAGTTGACCGGATCAAGCAGAACCCCCCGACCCCCGCCAGAAACACACGCCCGCAGCGCCTGGGCGACCGCATCGATGCGCACGGCCTCCTCATTGGACGGCGCGGGCTGGATGGGAATGCGCAGGATCATTTCCAGCGTCTGCACCCAGGTGCGCTCGCCGCCCTCCTGATCCGCGCCCGCAAAGGCGGACGGGTCGCAATAGGCATAGAATTCAAACCCGGCGAAATGCGAGGTCAGGAAGTCGCGCAGCAGCTCGGCGAACCGGCTTGCGCCCATGCGGCCCGGCACCAGCTCGGCCAGGACGCGCCATTGGCCTTCCGGCGATTGCTGGGCGATCACCGCCGCCGGGTTCAGCGTGCCGCCGCCATCCAGCCCGATCCCGATGGGAATGCCGGGAATAGGCCGCAGGCCGGTTTTGCTGACATGCAGATGGTCCGAATAATCGGAATAGACCGGCGTGCCGGAGCGGTCGAAGCCCCATTCATTGTCCACGAAGCGGCGCACCCACCAGTCTTCGTTCTCCGACACCATCAGGTCGTAATACCCGGCGGCGAGATTGGCGATGTTCTCCGCATCCGGCGAGCGTCCGCCCGGCTGATCGAAGAACATCGCGTTGTCCGACAGGTTGCTGACGAACACGTCATAAAGCCAGTGATTGACGTCCGGCTTGTTGAACGCCATCGCCACGCCGCGCAGCGCGCCGTCGCCCGGAAAGAACTTGTCCTGACGCGGATAGCGCCCCACGCGCCCGATAATGTACCGATAGGCGTCACGCGGCACCGCCGAGGCGCGGTCAATCACCGCGTCGGTCGGCTCGTATCCGTCCAGCGCATCCTCGGCCCGGTGCTCGCCCAGGGCGACAAACTCGGCGGTGAACTCAATCAGCCCGTATTCGTCGCGCAGCAGGATATCATGACGCGCCGGGCGATCCTGCCCGCCCTGCCACTTGCCCAGCTCCTTCGGCAGCCATTCGTTATGGGTGCGGATCAGCGTCTTGTAGAGGTCGCGGTAATTATCCGCGATGTAGCAGCGCCGAAACCGGCGCACCCCGTCGCGCTGGCGCGGCTGGCGCACGGCCCGAATGATCCCGTCATTGGTCAGCAGCGAGGACTTGCCCGACCCGTACGGCCCGGCCAGCCCCCGGATCAACGCCTCGGACTGGACAAAGTCAAAACTCACCGGCCCCGGCGGCAGCCAGCCCGCCGCTGGCATGGCGTCACGATCCACCACCGGCAACGTGGACACGTCCACGTCCTCGCAGGCGTCCACAGGGCGGCTTCCGGGCTTATTGGTCACAACAAACCCCCGGCCCCGTTTTGAACCGGGACGACGCCGGGGGGCGAAGTCGCACTTTTGCCGCTGGGGAAGCAATCATCGTCAGCCTCTCGTGGGTGGGGCGGTCGGGGTCACGAGGAAGGATGGGCCGGATTTTAAAGGGGGTGGCCTCGCTGTCCGGGCGGCGCGAAAGCCGGGGGGAGGGGTCGCGATCTGCGCGCCCTGCTAATGTCTGATTAGTCGTGCTGGCGTCTAGTCCGCCTTGTCTTTCAGCGCGTTAGCGCCTGCGTTCGACGGGCTGGCGTTCGACGGCTCGGACTGGGCTTCGCTAAGCCTTTGTTTTTCCTCGCGCACCACGTCAGCGGGCCGCGCATCGATCACAGACCCGCCAACCCGCTTCGCCCCGTCGCCCGGCTGGCCACCGCCAGGCCGCATCATCACGCCCACCGCCACCACGGTGGCATCGTTCCCGTCCTCGTCCTGGACGACATTGCCCAGCTTGGCGTGACGGTAGGGCGCGGCCTCCTTCTGGGACCACTGGATGCGCTCGAACGCCCAGCGCACAAGCTCACTCGGAGGCTTGGCGTCCGGCTCAGCGGGATCTACGTCCCACAGCTCAAGCGCCTGCAGCAGCTCGCGCGGGCTCATGGACGCCACCGCGCTCAGCCCTTCAACCGGGCTCGTATAACGCGTATCGAGAAATTCGCACCACTCTTGCGTGCGCCTGTTGCCCGATCCCTTCGGCCTGCCCGGCCCGCCCCGCTTCCCAATCTCCACAGCCGCCGCGCGTGAGGCATTAGACCGCACAGAGGGCTCTAGCAGATCGCCGAGAAAGTCGAGCTGTTCAGCCTTGGCCGGCGGCGCACCTGGTCCAGTCTTCGCCAGCGCCGCCGCCATCCCGACCTTTTCGCCCTTCTCGGTCATTAAACACCCAATATTAAATAGGTTTTCGCGGGTCTGAGACGGCGATCCTGCGGCGTCTCGCGCGGCGTCTCACGCCAAGCTATTGAACCGACTAGGAAATATATCTCTCTGAGACGATGAGACGTTGAGACGGTGATATGTTTCCGCGTACGCGCGCGCGTGCGCGAAGGTCTTCCGTAACAGCGTCTCAGCGTCTCACACACAGCCTTTCCCTTGGTTTTCCAGCGACTTCGCTCTGAGACGCCTATAGACGCTGTCTATAGCTGGCGTCTCACGGTCCCGGCTTCGCCTGTCCCAAAATCGCCTTGAAATCCCACCCTAACGGGGTCGGGGGCGGGGGTGGCTTACCCCTCGCACAGGCGGACAGATGGCGGGTTTTGATCAAAGCGGGTTGACAGCGCTCCCGCTTGTGCATAACTTTACGAACACGACGCGACATGAGGTCGCCTCGATCAACGCCAGGAGGGCGCTACAATGAAACTCAACGCCAAAATTGAAATGATCAGCGAAGAACTCGGAGCACTGCTCGGGTCCATTCAAGACGAGAGCGTGCAGGAAAAATTGGTCGAACTGATCAAAGCCGCAGACGACGCATCCTACGAAGCCGCCGAGCTTGAAGACGAACTTGAAGACGCACAAGACAAGCTCAAGGACTTCCCCCGCCATCAGGCTTACGGCGCGGATCTGGAATACGCAGCCCAGCGTCTGGCCTTCGCAGCGCAGTATGAGCCTCACACTGTCCGCGAGGCGGTGTGGAACCTTGAACGAGTGATGGAACGTGATGAGCGCGAGGAGTACGAGGAAACCGGCGCAATGTTCGTCTATATCCGCCCCGCCGCCTGACGGCCCCGGATCGGGCGCGCCCGGCATAGCCCGCGCGCCCCTTCCCGGCTCATCAGGCCGCCCCCTCGCCATCAGGGCGCGGGGGAACGTCAAGAGGACGATACAATGGAACTCACCCGCGAATACTACCTGCCCAAGGGCGCCCGCAAGATCACCTGCAAACGCTCTGGCGCGGTCGCCTATGTCTACGCCACCAAGTCCGGCGAACCGTGCGCCATCGCCTTCCACGGGCGCGCACAAAAGCCCGACTGGCGCTTTCGCTTCCGCACCGAGGCCGACCGCGCCCGCCGCATCGCCGAGCATTTCGATTGCTGGGCGCGCAATGCCGAGCGCAAGGCCCAGGAGCGCGCCGACCGCAAAGGCGCAAGGCGCGGTGTCGAGGTCGGCCACATTCTGGTGTCGAGCTGGGGCTATGAACAGACCAATGTGGACTTCTATCTGGTCACAAAGCTGATCGGTAAGACCATGGTCGAAATCGTCGAAATCGGCCAGATGATGGCCCAGGCCGACACCTCCATGAGCGAGCATGTCGTCCCCGATCCAGACGCCATCAAGGGCGCGCCCATGCGCAAGCGCTGCGTCAAGGGCGTTGTGTCCATCGAGAGCTACACCAGCGCCCGTGTCTGGGATGGCCGCCCCGTCTATCAAAGCCACTACCATTAGGAGACGTGATGAAGTTCGAACCCAAACCCGCCGTATGGACGCCTGACGATCTGGCCCAGGCCGGTCAGGCGCTCTATGGCCCCAACTGGCAATCCCAGCTGGCCCGCGATATCGGGGTGTCCATCCGCTCCATGCAGTACATGGCTGCGGGCGCGCGCCCGGTCCATTCGGGCATAGCGAACGATGTAATCGAGGCGCTGCGCAAGCGCACAACCGAACTGAGCGTGACCATGAATGAGCTTCTGCGCAAGAAGATGAAAGCCGAAGCGCAGCAGGACTAGAAGTCAGGGAAAGCATCAAATCCCCCCTCGCCCGCCGGCGCCCCGCTGGCGGGCGTTTCTGCGTCGTCGTCCGCGTCCTCGATCGCGCTCACCACGGCATCAAGCCGCAGCCAGGTGCACCAGCGCTGGCGCCCGTTGATCCGGGCTTTCTTGGCGAACCACACGCCCGCATGGCCCGGCACATCAAATTCGATCTGATCGGCGCTGCGCAGGCTGCTCGTCCACACGCCCTCAACGCCCGCCTCGCCCTCATAGTCGGTGCCCCGGAACAGCTGGCGCAACTGCTCGTCTGACAGCGGCACAGCCAGCCACCAGTTGATATCCGGGCGCTCGGGAATGCGGCCCTGTATCTTCAAACCAACCGCTGACAGAAAGCCGTTGACCTTCTCAAGACGCGGGCCGGGGGCCATCGCATCGCCGCCTTGCGTGTTGAAGATCCCGCGCGCTTCAAAATCGGGGTCCACGCGCTGAACATTCACGAAAGCGTCCAGCAACTGGCCCAGCGTATGCACACCCTTGGTGCGCCAGTCCTGCGCCTCCACCCGCGTCGTCACCAGCTGGGTCAGACAGCGTTCCCACTCCTCCTCCTGACCGGCGATTTCGTGCAGCGTCTGCGGCTCCACACGCGCGGCCAGCGCGGCGATATCCGCATCGCTCGGCTGGCCGTCATGCAGCGCCAGCTGCGCCAGCGTCAGCAGCACGCCGAACTGATCCGCGCCCCGGCTGTCATGGCCCACTGCCCGCAGCGCCTCATAGAAGCGATACAGCGTCGGCTTGAAGTCCGCCCAGCGATCCAGCATGCGCCGCATCAGCTTGCGCGAGGTCACGCCCCCAATCTCCGCCATGTCGATATCAGGCTCGCGGTCTTCATCGCGGAACTTGCGCAGGTTCAGCAGCACAAGGCGCGAGCGGTCCTGCGGGCGCAGCGGCGGGGTCAGGATCGAGGCGAACAGGAACGGGCTTTTCGCGGTAAAGCTCGTCCCCTTGTGATCGGCCCCGCCGCGCATCACCACGCCGCCCGACACCGCATCGCGCATCAGCTCCACAATGGCCCGCGTCTTGGCGGGATTGGCCAGGGGCTCGAACTCGTCCAGCAGCACCGGCGAGGCGTCAAAGCTCAAACGCTGATAGATCGACGCCGCCGTGGCGTTGGTCGCCCAGATCGCCGACGCGCCCAGCAGCTTGCGGATCAGCTTGATCAGGCTCGATTTGCCCGTGCCCCGCGATCCGTTGACATAGGCCGCCGGGCGCCAGTCGAGCGCCCCGTTGACCAGCGCAACCAGTATCCAGCCCAGCAACAGCTGCGCGTCCAGATCGCCCCTCTGCCAGCGCCAGGTGTTCAGAATGTCCAGCAAATCGCGGGCGGCATCCGGCCCCGCCTTGCGCGACCAGGGCCGCGTGGCCCGCGCGCCAGCGGGATACACCGCCTCGCCATAATCGCCCGGCGGCGCTTTCAGCAGCTCGCCTTTCTTCTTCGGGTCCAGCGCCACCAGAACGTCGCCGCAATGATAAATCAGGCCCCCGCTCTCATTCTCCCAGGCGCCCCGACCGCGCACCAGCTCGAAGTCGCGCCACACGCCCTTGTTGGCGCAGGCGTCATAAAGCAGATCAGCAACAGTATTCGCGTCCCAGCCATCACATTTGAAGGAGCTATTGAGCATTTCAAAAGCAGCGCGCCCCTGCTCATGATCCATGCCGTATTCTTCAATAACATTGTTCAATTCAGTGACGGTCTTCTTGTCGAGCGTCGATTGCCAGCGCGGCGCCATCCAGTACAGGTAATTCAGCCGACCGGCGAACAGGCCCTTCACCCGCTCCGCCTTCAGCTCCGCCAGGTTCACAATCTGGCCCAGCGTGTTCAGGAAATAGAATTTCCCGCCATCCGCCCCCAGCGGGATCACCGGACAATCGGGCGGCAGGCCGTTATGGCTCACAAAGCCCGCCTGCGCCCACCGTCCCGCATAGATTTTGCCCTGGCCGTCCACCATGCGCGGCTGGCCCGGCTCGGGGTCGGGGCGCGCAAAGGACAATTCCTCAGCGTCATCAAGAACGGCGTCCAGATCATCGGTCATGCGGGATACTCGGCGGGCGGGCGGCCCCGCCAAAGCGGGGCCGGGGCATTCAGGAAAAGGGTGATCAGGGGCGCTCGTACAGATGCTTGCGCGCCGACAGGATCAGGGTATTCAGACGCTCGAACAGATCCGGGTCCGCATCCTTGATCGCCTGCAGGCGGGCTTCATCACCTGCAGGGCCTTCATCATCGCCAGCAGCAGACAGCTCCGCCAGCGCCTCCACGCTCTGCACGCCCACCGCATGCAGGCGCGCCTCCAGCTTGTCGCCAATCCCCTTCACGGCGGACGGAGGCGTGCTGGGGCCGGGCGTGGCGTCGGGTTCGGGGCTGACGCCGGGCTCAGGCGCGCCGTCCTGATCGTCTTGCGTGGCACGCTCTGGCGCACCACCCTGATCGCCGTCACCTCCGGCTTTGTCTTCCGGCTTTCGCATGCCATCGAACTTGAGAATTGTCGGCTCGCGCGTGTCGGGGTCAAACCGGACCACGCAGCCCTCCAGATCAAGACGCGGCAAGCGCAGGCCTGCCGTCCGCTCACGCCGGATCGCGTCCAGCTCCTTGTGCGCCGCGTCGAACGCTTTCAGGGCGCCGACCGCCATTTCAATCCCCAGGCGATAGAAACAGTCATTGGCCCAGGCGCTGGCGCTCCACTCCACCCCGAACACGCGCTCGCGGGCGAAGGCTTCAGCGGGCGGCCAGCCATTGGCCCGGCCAAAGGCCAGGGCCTTCTCGCCGCCATTGCTCATGAAAAACGCGTCCGGGTGCCTATCCACCGGATGGCGGCCCTGACCATATAGCACCGGCATGCCCCACAACGCATTGCAGGTCATGCTGGCGATATAGCTCAAATCCTGCGACCGGCGCTGATCGACAAGCTGCACATGCGTATCCGCCATCCGCGCGGCCCATTCTTCGAACGTCTCGACCTTTTCATCGTCATCACTCATCGTCCTGTCTCCTGTTGTTGAAATCGTCGGCGTCTTTCCCCACCGGCATGCGCGCAATGCGCGTCTGCACGTCGGGCTCTGCGCGGGCGATCCGGCTGGCGGCGTCGGCGAACGCCTCCGCCGCCGGGCCGCCCGTCCAGTCATTGTCCGGCACCAGAATGCGGCGCGTGGCGCGCGGCAAATCCGTCACCGGCGTGAAATTCTGAAACCCCGCCACGCTCACCAGCGCCAGCACCCGCGCCGCCGGGCGCGCGTGCAGCAGGTGCAGCCCGTCCTCCACGCCCTCGGTGCCGATTTCGTCCAGATGGCCGTCAATCATCTGGCCGGGTGACAGGCGGATGGCTGCACCGCGCGGCGCGCCCAGGATCAGCCTTGGCCGGTCCACGGGCGCCTTGCCGGGCCGGTCCGGCCGCACATAGATCCGGTGAACCGCCGACAGCGCCCCGTCCGGCTGGCGCACGGCGCAAATCAGGGCGGGCCAGTGTGTCCGCGCGCCATCCTCGGCCCGGTGCGCCAGGCGCGGCATTTCGCGCAGGCCGGCGCCCAGCACGGTTTCGGGATCACACCCGCGCCCGCCGTCCCGGCGCGATGCAGTCAGATACTCAAATACCGGTCCGCTGGCGCGCAGCGGGCGCGCATCATCCCAGATGCTTGTGGCCCATTTGATCCGCTGCGCGTCATAGGCGGCGGCCTCGGCAGCCTGCACAACGGCCCGCGCCTCGGCGTCGGCCTTCGCGCTGGCCAGCCGCGCGCGGCGCGCCTCGGCTGCGGCCTCGCTCTCGTTGGCATCTTTCGGGCCGGGCAGGTTATAGCGCGCCCTTGCCCAGGCCATCGCCGTATTAAAATCGGTCGCCGGGGTCAGGGGCGAGCGAATGATCAGGTCGAACACATCGCCCTTCTCAGACTCGCCCGCGTCAAATTCCTTGAACCCGCCTGCGGCCTCGCCGGTCAGATACACCACGAAGGAGCCGGAATTCTTCACCTCGCCGCGAAACGGGTTCGGCGCGCGCCATTCCCGCCCGCCGCGCCCCGCCCGTCCGCCGGGCGCCAGCATTTCCGCCAGCGCGCGCGCGTCCCGCTGCAGCATGTCGCGCACCACGGCCCGGTCATCCTCAAAGCGGGCGGTCATGGGGCTACCTCAAGGACAGCCCCGATAAACGCCTTCGCCTGCTCAGCATTCAGCGCATTGCCATAGGCGCGCAGTCGTCCCACGCGGGCGGCAGCCCCATGAGCCAGCGGGAATGTGCCGGGTTCAACGCCCCGCCATTTTCCATCCCGGCTTGAGAGCCAGTCAGCAGCTCGCCAGAAGCCGTTAACCGGGCCGGGCCGCACATCGCCGCCATCTGCGACAGCGGAACGCCCGTGTCCGTTGGGCGCGGCGGCAGACTGCCCCGCGATCCGTCCCGCGCGGTCGGTGTCGGCCATCCGGCCAGCATCGCAAAGTCGTTCAGGTTCGATCCGTGACGGGTCGAACCCATCGCTCGCTTCGCTTGCCCCCCGCCGCTGGCGTCTGACGCTTGAGGCGTCGGCCACCCACTCAGCGAGACCGGCGAAGTATTGTCGCTGGCGGATATGCGGCGCCCCGACGCCCGCAGAGCAGAAATCAATCGACGCTGCGGCGTAGCCCAGACTTTCCAGGTCAGACGATACAAGGTCGAACCAAGCCCGTCCGTCCGGTGACGCAACCTGCTCTCCAAAGACAGCCTCAGGCTTTCGGACCTTGATAAGCTCGAACCATGCGGGCCAGAGGTGGCGGTCATCGTCAAACCCGCCGCGCTTGCCTGCAGAGCTGAAGGGCTGGCAGGGGCAGCTCCCCGTCCAGGCCGGCCGCTCATCGGGCCATCCGGCGAGGCGCAGGGCATAGGACCAGACGCCGATACCGGCGAAGAAATGGCATTGGGTGAACCCTTCAAGCTCGCAGGGCGCGACATGGCGAATATCCCTCTCGTCCACTTCGCCGGGCGCGATATGCCCGGCGGCGATCAGATTGCGCAGCCATTGCGCCGCAAACGGATCAATCTCGTTGTAGTAGGCGCTCACAGCTCCACCTCCACAAAGCCCAGCGGCGCGGGGTCCAGCCATTGGCCGGTCTTCCGGCTCTGCACCTCGAACCGGCCATCAGCATGAAAGCGCAGCCCGCTCGCCCGCTGGAATTGCGGGCGCGGCGCGCGGATGAACACGGCCTCGCCGAACGGGGCGAAGCCCAGCGTCGCCAGCATCGGGCCGTCCGAATGCACGCCGCCCGCAAACAGGGGAAAATCTTTCGCCGCGTCAGCCATGAGGTGTTACACCCCGCGCCTTATTCTGTTCCGGGTTTATTCCGGCCCCGGCCAGCCGCATCGCCGACAGGGCCAGCGGCGGTCGGCGGTCGCGCCGCGCGCTCTTGGCGATCCGCTGCAGCACCATGCGGCTGCGCCCGGTAAAGATCGCCACCGACAGCACCGGCAGCTTGATTTCGTCGAGCGCGTACATCACCAGCGTGGCGAAGGCCGCCTGCCGCGCGCGATCATCGCGGCGGTCCGCGTCGGGCGCCGCCAGCAGGTCACAGGCCCGCTCGCCCGTCACCTCGGCGCACACCTCGGCGGCGCGCTCAAGGCGCAGGCGTTGCTGCGCCAGCAATTCCAGCCGCCCCGCGCTCACCGCCCGCCCGGCTTTCAGCTCGCGGGCCATGGCCTGGGCGATCCGGTCCAGCGCGGCGTCAAACGCGGGATCGTCCCGGCGGTCCTCGATATCGGCAAAGGCCCGCGCCGCCTGCTTCCATTCCAGCGACAGGCACAGGCAGACTTTCTTCTTGCTCACCCCGATTTCGGTATGGGTCAGATAGGCGGCCAGCTCGCGCGCCCGCGCCGCATCCGGGCCGAACCGGCGGGCGTTCATCGCCTCCACCTGCCCGATCAGCGGCAACTGCACGAAGGGCGGCAGGATCGCCGCCGCAAGGCGCGCGCGCCCCCTCACCCGCTCCGCTTCAGCCAGCGGCAGGGCGCGATAGGACTTGCCGCCCACGATCACGGCGCCGCGCCCCATCAGCCGCGCTCCCGCGCCCGCTGATGGCCCGCCACATGTCCGATGACATAGCCCCACAGGCCAAAGCCCACGCACGCCACCAGCCAGACCCAATCCACGATCGTGTCCATCAGCCGATATCCTTGCGTTGGGTCCAGCTCGCCCTAGCGGCGGCCTGGTTTCTCGCCACGGCCTGCGCCTTGCGGAACTGAACCATCCCGTCCTTCACCAGATGGATCAGCGCCGAGTGCGCGGTGAAGCGCACGCGCGGGTCGGCCTGACGCACCCCGTCGGCAAATTCGTGCAGCCGGGCGGCGATATCGTCCGCGGTGCCCGCCGCCACACCCTCACGGGTCAAGGGCTCCACCAGCGCGGTATGGCTCTCATGCCTGTGCCAGATCGCCGCCAGACTGGCCGCGCTCTTCTTGTGGTCGGGCCGCCGCTTGGCGCGCACGTCGATGGCGCGGGCGTGCCGCTCCACCGCTTCCGTGATCTGACAGATCAGCGCCTCAGCCATGTTCCGCCCTCCGCATGGACTGCTCCAGGGCGACCGCCACCAGCGCCAGCGCGATCTGGTTCAGCGCGTTCACGCTCATAGCGTTGGTGTCTCCGGCCAGAATGCGCTCGGCCAGCGCCACCGCGATTTCGGGCGTGGTCTGCGGCACGCAGATCATGCCCTCGCGCAGCGCCACCAGATGGCCGGTATTGGCGGCGATCACTTCCATGGTGCGGCGCTCGCCGCGTTCGTCCGGCGCCTTGAACTGGCCCAGCGACCGGGCGGGCGTCATCTCGATCAGGCACATGGGCGGGCTCCTCAGAACAGGGTCAGGAACAGACGGAAACTCAGAACGAAGATCGCGACGACGAGCCCCAGGCTCAGCCATCCCGCGCCGGTCAGCACCGGGCCTTGCCTAGGATGGCGCATGACCGGCCTCCTGCGCAGCAAGACGGCGGGCTTCCAGCGCCGACAGGGCGGCGTCGGGGCTGGTGCGGTCAGGTACGGGGCGCACCCCCTCGCCAATCAGGTAATCAGCGGGTACAAGCCAGCCGCGATGCGCCAGCGCGGTTTCAACGCTCTCGCGCTGCGCCTCGGTCAGCTCGCCATTCTGGCGATTGCGCCAGACGCGCCAGGTCTGGGCGGCGTATCCCGTGTCGGCGGCGGCCCGCTCCGGGTCGCCCTCCCATCCCAGCGCCAGCGCCCGGTCCACGGGTGTGCGCGCCAGTTGCGGGCGATTGGGAATGCGGCTCCATGCGCGTTTCGGTTCGGGCATGTACTTTTCTCCAAAAACCCGGTAAACGGGATAATCTTCGAATTTATACCCGTGGTGATTCGCATTTTTCGTCAAGCCCTGTCTTCGAACTTTTCGGCTGAACGCATTCCGCATGCCCGCAAAATGGCGGACATGGACCCGTTCAACGAAAATCACGACGCGACCCCGCTGGCCATGCGGATCGCGCAATACGAGGCGCGTCGCCGCGCCCTCGTGAAGGCTGGCGCACCCGCAACGCATGAAGATGCGGCGGATCATCTGGGCTGGTCGCAATCCTCGGCCCAACGCTTCTTTTCAGGGGCGCGCAAGACGGTCTCGACCGATGACGAGACGCAGATTGCGGCCTGGCTGGCGGCGCTTGAGCGTGAATACGCCGACCGCATCCCGCCCGCCCTGCGGGTCGCCAGCGATAACGGGCCGGACTTTGACCCCGCCTCGCCCTTGCGCGACGCCGGGAACGATCTCAGCCGGGACTTGCGCCGCGCCTTGCGGCTACCGGTCTATGGCGTCGTCAGCGCAGACCAGAAGGTGCATATGGAGCCGGACGCCATTGTGGACCGCGTCCGCATGGACGAGCTTCTGGCCCCGCTTGATCATCGCGGCCAGCATCGCGTGCTGGTGGAGGTGACGGGCGTCAACATGGAGCCACGCTATTTCCAGGGCGAACGCGTCATCGTGGCGAGGAACCGTCCGCCCCGCCCCGGCGAGGACTGCCTCGCCGAGCTGGCCAATGGACAGGTGGAGGTGCGGATCTATCGCGGCATGCGCGGCGGGCGCTTCTGGTTCGACCAGTACAACACCGATCCCGATATCTATAAGGCCGAAGGCATTTCCTATCCCGCCGACAAGGTCGCGGGCGTTCATGCCGTGCTGGGCTCCATTCGATAGCCCTGAAAAACCCGTTGTAATCCAGCAAGCCCGCCCGGCGCACCCGCCCGGCGGGCTTTTTTCTGTCTCGCGCAGCCAGAACGGGTATTGACCAAATCCGCAAAATGGGGATAAACCCGGTAATCGGTTTTTCATGCGAAGGCATGATCCCGTTACCCGAAGAGGTTTATTCACTCATGACCCGACAAAACCCGCCCGACCTCGCAACCTCCGCGAAAGCCCTGTGCGATCATATCCGCAAAATGATGGGTCCGGCCTCCGTCACACCCACCCCAGACCGCCTGAAATTCGAGGCGCTGATCAGTGATGTGGAGGCGGCCCAGGCCACTCCGTCAGACGACGACACGCTTTCCCTTGAAGACACGAACGAGGGCACGCTTTGCCTTGAAGAGGTTGTCCATATGGCGTCCTGGCACGCCCGGGACATGCACAGTTTTTTCGAGAGCGCGGAAGGTCTGATCGAAGCCCTGCAGGATGGCGACGTCATCAACGCACCAGAAGACCTGAAAACCCTTTTGAACGCGAGTTGCGGCGAGGGCTACGCCCCCAATAGCGAACAAGCCTTCGGGGCGGTGGATGAATGGTTCTATCGCCACAAGAACACAAGCCCGCTCATCGTGAAATTCGCAACGCCGGTACGCACTTATAGCCCGTCTGGATCAGCCTCACTGACATGGCGCAGCTATACCCACGCTTGGATTTGGGGCGAGACGTTTGGCGAGTGCGTCAAGCTCGCCCGCGCTTGGCGCGATGACATGGTCGAGCTGATGCGTGCGCAGAGCACGACCATCAAATCCGCCTGATTTCTCCCCCCGACTGGCCGGGCGATCCCTCAAGCCTCTCGCCCGGCCATTTTTTCGGAGCCTGATATGTCTCACTCATTCCCCGCCGACAGCCCGCGCAATCCCGAATTCGTTCTGGACGCCAGCTTTACCAACGCAGACCCGAACATGAATGGGGTCCTGCGCGCCGCCGAGGCCGCCGGAGGTCGCACGGGCGGGATGCTCGACACCACGACCGACAACATCGCCCGGCGCAGCGTCATGGTCATGCTGGCCTGCCTTCAGGGCGCCCTGTCTGGCGCCTCGCGCAGACCCATCCCCCTCGGCCTGACTGCCAATGACATTCACCTGATCGGCTACAACACCACCAACATGCTGATGCGGATGCAGCCCAATTCCGGCGACCCGGAAAAAGACCTGATGGCCCATGAAGCCATGGTCACCGGCATCGCCAAGGCGCTCGACGACTTCATTCGCGAAGCGGGCGGCGATCAGCCCACCACCCCACCGAACTGACCCCCCGGCGAAGCCGCAAGCGCGACCGCGCGCCCGCAGCGAAGCGAGGACACGTCCCGAAGGGACAAACCTACAGGAGCCTCCCATGCCCCGCACCCTGTGCCCGGATGAAGCCGACGCCGCCTTCTGCGGCCGCCAGTTCGGCAAGTCGGCCAACTGGTTTCGACAGGCTCGCCCCGCGCTTGAGGCGCGCGGCTTTCCCAAACCGAAACCGCGCATCACCGCCGGCGGCGCCCCGCGCGGCCCGATGACGTGGAACCGCGCCGAGGTCATTGCCTGGGTCGAAGCCGCCCGCGACGGCGTGCCCGCCCCCGCAAATGACGCGCGCCCCGTCACCACGCCCGACCCCGTCGCCGACGCCCGCCAGAAAATCCTCGCGGCGCTCTGACCGGCGCGAGCGCGACACCCCGGCGCGCAGCGCCGCAAGCGCGACCGCGCGCCCGCAGCGAAGCGAGGACCGCAGGCCCGGACGGGCCGAGGAACAAGAAAGAAAGCCCCACCATGACAACGCCCGCCCGGCCCCTCACAGAATTTCGCGTCCATACGGACAGCGAACTCACCCCCACCATAACCGTGATCGCCGCCTCGCCGGATATGGCGCGCACCCTTGTGCAGCGCCATTACAAGAGCCTGCGCATCCGCAAGATCAAGCGGGTGAAGGGCGGTGCGTCATGAAACGCCCCTCGCCTTTCGGCTGGGTCGTGCTGGCGCTGGCCCTGTTCTGGATCGGCGCGATCAGCTGCGCCGCCCGCGCCGCCGCGCTTGAGCCCGCGCCCATCCCCGGCGCGCTTGATCGCGCCCGCACCACCACGCCCGTGGACGCGCCGCTGGCGATCAGCTTCACCCTGATCAATGGCCGGGCCGAGGTGTTCGGCTGTCACGGCGGCGATCTGGACGAGGCGCGCCTGCAGTTCAACTGGTTCGAGCGCAACCGGGTTCGCGTGCGCTTTGTCGATGACGCCTATTCGAGCTGCGCCATTGCGCTCGGGCGCCCGAATGTGTGCTGGACGCAGGACGTGGACTGGCTGCTGCACCGCGCCCGCGACGATGCGCGCGGCTGGGAACTCGCAACCCAGGAATACGCCCGCGAAATCCCGCCCGCCATCCTGCGCGATCTGCGCCGCACCTGGCCGCAATGGTCCGACGCCTATCACCCCGCCCAGACGATCAGCGGCCCCCGCGCCGCCGACCTGCTGGACGCCCCGCTTTGCCAATAGGAGCACGCATCATGACCAAGCTCACCGCCTCCCAGGTGCAGGAGATTTGCGAGGGCCGCGAAAGCGGGCGCTCACTGGGCGAGCTGGCGCTGGCGTTCAACGTCTCGCCGTCCGCCATTTCCTATCACTGCTATCAGAACGCCGCCTTCCGGCCCGGCCTTGATCAGCGCGGGCGCGCACGGGGGCGGCGCAACTACACGCGCAACGGCCACAAGGTCCGGGTGTTCACACCCGAAGAGGACGCGATCATTCGCGAACGCCGCGCCAAGGGCGACCCATTCACCGTTATCGCAGAACAGCTGAACCGCCGCCCCCATGCCGTGCGTCAACGCGCGATCATGCTGGAATACTGGCAGGCGGCAGAGGAGGACGCGTGACCAAATCCCGCTCCCCGCTCGATCCCGCCGGTTTCAAATGGCGCGACGGTCGCCCCATGTGGACGGCCAGCCCGCGCCTGCGCAAACAGGGCTGGCCCTCCTCGATCGCGCTCCGCGATCCCGACACCGGCGACTATCTGCCCCTGGGCTCCGCCCGCCTCATGGCCAAACGCATCAACGAAGACGTGGCCCGCCATGACCGGGGCGAAAAGGGCCTGACCTATGGCCCGGCTATCGAACTCTCCGCCCAAGCCGACGCCCAGCGGGTCGCCGGCGCCGCGCGCGATCTGAACGCCGCCTTCGCCCGCTGGATGGAGCACCCCACCTGGCGCAAGCTCGCGCCCAAATCACGCACGAACTACCGCAACAATCTCGCCCGCCTGCTTGATGTATGGGGCGCGCAGCCTCCCGCCATGCTGGACCGCCAGACCCTTCTGGAATGGGCCGAGGCCGAGCGCGACCGCCTCTATGCCCGGCTGGGGCTCGACTGGACCGACGCGCAATGGAAATCGGCCCGCCGCGCCCGCACCGCCGCCGGAACCGCCTATGTGCCGTCCGTTCGCGCCCTGCGCCATGAAATGGAGGACGAAGGGCTGGCGAACACGCCCGGCCTGTCCCAGGTCAACGCCACCCTGCGCGCCGCCTCGGTGTTCTTCTCCTTCATCACCGCCGAGCTGAAATGGCTCCCCGAAGCGGACCACCCCGCCCGCAAGCTCGGCTCGGTCCACGCGATCAAGCCCACCCGGCCACGCCTCAGAATGCCGACCGACGCCGAGGCCGCCCACATGATCGACACGGCGGACCGCATGGGCCTGGCCGTGGTGGGCGATATTCTGGTGGCCATGGCCCATGCCGGGCAGCGCCCCTCTGATCTGGTCGCCTTCCCCGAGGATATCGCCAGCACGGGCCGCATCCGCCTCACCGCGCTCAAGACGCGCCGCCACAAAAGCTCAAAGCCTGTGGACTTCCGGCCCTCCGCCATCCTCGCCCGGCGGCTGGACGATGCGCGCCGGCGCCGCGCCGAGGCCATCGCCCCGCTGATCGAGGCGCGGGTGAACTTCATCCCGACGCAGCTGTTCCTGACGCCGGTCAAGCTGCTCCCGCTCACCGTCAATCATCTTGAAACCCTCTACGCCCGCGTGCGGGCCGAGGCCGCAAAGACGCCCGGCTTTGAAAGCTGCGCGGATCTGATCATCTACGATTTCCGGCGGCTCGCGATCACCCGTCTGAGCGAGAGCGGCGCCACGCCGCAGCGCATCGCGGCCATCACCGGCCATAGCCTGAAGACCATCGACGTGATCCTGAAACACTATTCCGTCGCCACCATCGACCTGGCCGACAAGGCCATGGACGATCTGGACGAGCATCTGCAACAGAAGGGAGTGAAGTGGTGAGTACGCAAATCCGCACGATTGAAACCATGCTGTTGACCGCCCAATGGGAACGCGCCAAGGGCGAGCTGCGCGCGATGACGGCGCTGCAGGGCAGCTATCCCAGCCACCTCGGCAACACGGATCGCTGGGAAAGCCTGCGGGACAGGGTCGAACAATTCATCATAGAGATTGAAGGCGAAGCGCTTCAGGAGGCCCCATGAAAACCCCACCCTACGGCCCGCACCAATGGCGGCCCTCAACGCTGGGCCACGGCGAAAGCCAGTGCGCCCTGTGCCTCGCCACCAACCGCGAGATTGCCGCCACCGGCGACATGAACCGGTGCGAGAAGAACCCGACTGACACCTTCGCCGCCGCCCCCAGCAAGACAGCCCGGCTCGAACTCAACATCTGGTGCGAGGCCAAGCTCGCCGAACTGTTCCTGCAGGGCGTCAAACAGGGCTGGATTGACCTCACCGCCAGTGAACAGATCGAGGCCGACGCGCTCGCGCTCTTGGAGCAACGCTTCAACTACCAGCCCGCCTATGGCGTACACGGGGGATAGATCATGACCGAGCCGGTCACATACGACTACGGATATTACTCGGCGGACGAGATGGGCGATAACCACGCCTGCCTCACCATTGCCACTTGGCGCGGCGACACCATTGAGGTTGTCGCAGTTCTGCATGGCCATCAGGCCAACGCAGTGCATGGGTTGCTGAAGGAGATCGAGGCCAGAACGAAAACTGAACCGTCGAATTCGACGCAAGGCCCGTCGAACCGTTCCGAAGATGTTCCAATCAATTCAGGGTAAGGCACTGAAAAGATTGGTGAGCCGACAGGGATTCGAACCCTGGACCTACTGATTAAAAGTCAGTTGCTCTACCAGCTGAGCTATCGGCTCTCCGTCTCGAGAGGCGCGG